ATGCTGTTGAAGCTCATGATCAAAGTGAGTTTATTACAGTTGGTACAGATCCTTTGAGTGTGTCTTGGAAAATTATCATTGATACTCTTAAAACTCTTAGTGGAGTTTTTGGAGCAACTGATATGGTAGGTTTTGACACGTCTCTTATTCGATATATCACTATGACTGTTTTTGAGCTAATCGAAAAATGTATTTTTCGGGCATCTTATTTCAGTTTTCCAGATGATTTTTTGGATTGGAGTGAAGAATGTGGAATAGGGCCAGAGGAGTTACTCAAAATTTTGATTCGACTTCTTGCCGAGTACCAGTGTTCACCGTATGTTCTAGTGTTTGCTGAGTTGTTTATTCTTATTTTCGGTGGTACTAGTGGTGGTGGACTCACAAGTATTTTGAACTGTATGTGCAATGATATTATGCATAGAACCAATGTTATTAGCTTGGTCAATGAAGTCTCGGATGACAAATTGGCTGCTTGGGTTAATTCTAATTACCGTGACAGTTTTGTCACTTCTAGTAAAATCGCTAATTATGCGATGTCGCAGTTTATAGGGTTTTACTATGGTGACGATGTTGTATGGACGGTTGGTCCTTTGATGTCAAAGTATGTTAACCAGGTCACTATGGCCAAACAATTTCTTAAAAATTTTGGGGTTCGATGTACTAACCCTGATAAAACGGAAATTGACAGGGAGTTTATTGAGTTGGATGAGTTGACTTTTCTTAAGAGAAGTTTTGTTCCACAAGATGGACTCGTTGTTGCACGTTTGGATATGGAAACAATTCTTGAAATGCCATTGTGGGTGAACGATAGTTCTAGGAACACTGAACTTACTGAAAGTAATGTGTGTGATGCCATGGCTGAGTTGGCTTTGTATGGTAGAGAAGTATGGGAGAAGTACTATGACATTTTTGAAACCGCTTGTGATCAAGCTGGTATTAGATTTGTTTGTAGGCCTTATGAGTGGAGTTATGGATTTTTCTCCATGACAATACAGCGGAGGCTGTGAATTGTCTTATTATTGGAGTGTTGGTCCCGAAACAAAATTTAGTTTTGTTTCAGCCATGGTGGTGGTAAAACCGTGGTGGCTCTATAGAGCGGTAATGTCCTTTTCTTGCGGTTTTTCGTAAAGGGCACGATTCTGAGTCATAGAAACGCAATAAACCGGAGCCTCGGGGGTAATGGGAAACCGAGGTGTTTTAACCCATTGCGCAATTACAAAATGTTAAAGAAAATACACAGGATCCTCTTTTGGACCCTAATGATCGGAGTGTGGAGGAGACTAGTTCGTTGACTACATTTACGGATGGAGCCAATGTGTCTGGTCAAAATGAAACGGAGATACCAATGGAG